TGCCAAAAAATGCAGTCATTGATTTTGCTAACTCTCTTTGGTCTGCATCATCAACTAAACGATGTTCGTTCTCTTCCTTCTTAACACTAACAACAAGTTGTTGTGGTGCTGGCGCAGGTGGCGGTGGCGGTGCAATAGGTTCTTCTGGCAAATCTTCTTCGTTTGTTTTGTCTTCTTCCATTTCATCATCCATCTGTTCAATGTCATCTTCTGTCTGACGGAGAACTTTAGTGCGAATGTAATTAACGGAGAAATATTTACCAACGTATTGATCGATCTCACCGAGAAGAGCAAGACGCTCTTTCATAATTTCTGTATCTTTTAATTCTGCAAAATGAACGTCAGATAAGAAATCATAGCTAATTTCTTCTTTCATTTGTTGCCACTCTTTACGAGTGCATACGCCTTTTAACAATAGTTGTGTTTCAAGTACTTTGTCAAATAAGTGTGAGAATCTTAAACGTAAACGCTGAATGAATTTAGAAAACTTCAATTCATCACGTGTGATTTCTGAAGCACGACCCAATGAAAATCCATTGTCAGACTCTAAACGTGAAACTGGAACGTTTAATGCTTTGTACATTTTCTTTTGAAAGTACAATACGTCTTCAATTTCACCAAGGTTTTGTCCACCTTCTAGTGTAGTAATCTCTGTACCTTTACCACCTTCTCTACGTGGCAACCAAAAGTCTTCAAGCATTGTTTGATATCTTCTATCATCACGAATCTCACCAGTGTTAGCATCATAAACAATTTTGTTTTTGTACTTCTGCATGATTTCACGCAAGTACTGTTCAGCTTTCATCTTTGGTAAGTTACCAACGTCAATGTAGAAAATTCTACGTTCAGGCGCACGTGAGATACGATAGATAACTGTCGCATCTTCAAGCATACGTAATTGATTGAGTGGTTTGATTGCTTTGTGTAAATGCGAAATGATAATCTTACCATCTTTATCTGTAATACCTGAGTTGGTATAACAAACTGCATCTACTGCAATCTTAACGCCTTGAGAGCCATCACGCATGAATCCTTTATCGGAATACAAAAAGTATTCGTGATACTCTGGTGCTTGTGCGGCTGCATTAGATGTGCCTAATGGACGTTTATCTATTTTCTTTTGTTCACGCACTTTACGAATCTTGCGTGGATCAACGTAACGAACTTCTTTTAATCCTGCTCTAGGATTCTTTTCATCAATCAACATGTGATAATACAAACGACCATCAACATACCATCTACGGAAAATATCGTAGCCCTGATTGTTGAAGTCAAGTAGCTTCATAACATAGTAGAACTCATCACGAATTTTTTTCTTAATTGATTCTGGTTGTTCTAAATCATCTAATATAATTTGAACTGGATAATCACCTTGTCCAAAGACTAGAGATTCATTTACAATATCTTCTACTGCGGCATCACATTCTGGTTGCATTGCCATCTCACGATATTTTTTAATCAAGTCAGCATCGCTTCTGATTTGACCTTCTAAATCGATGTAGGTACCATAAACACCACCACCAGAAATGGCTACAGAACCATCATCATCAGACGGAGGAACAAAAGATTTTAAATCTTGTGCTTCTTTGTCTTCTTTACCAATTGTATATCCAAAAAGTTTTATTGCCATATATGGGTCTCTCTAAAAAGAAATGGGGGCGTAATAGCCCCCATTGTTGACACTATTACGCAATTATTTATATTGCGTAAATTTAATTCAATTTAGAAATTTATGCTGAAGCTGTCGCATCACTCGATGGACTTGCATCAGTATCAGCATCAACTGTATCTCCAACAGTCACGTAGTGATACTGGAATGTTACAGTAAATTCCTGAATTGCATCTGTATTGTCGTAAGAAACATCAATAGCAGAAACGTCTGTTGGGAAAGCATCGACCAATTGATAAACACGGCTCTTTAGACCATTAGTTTTCATGTGTGCAATCTCAATAACAGTACGGTAATCATCAGCACCTGTTGTTCTGATATCTTCTGCGCCATTAGGATTGTTAATGTACTTCAACCAATTATCAAAGAATTTACGAATATTTTGGTCTCCATCGTTAACAATTGTTGCTGTCCACTCTGCATATGTTCTGTCGCCTGGAACTTTAATTCTACGACCTCTGAATGGAACTTCAATCACACCAACTGTGAATGATGGAATAGCACCAGCTTTGCATAGAATTGACCAGTCGGCAGCCGCTTGTGCGTCTAAGTCTGTAATTGCTGATGGTGCAGTCAAACTCATTTGAAATAAGTTTGGCTTCGCACCACCTGCTAGTTTATCTCTGAATGTAGAGACATTGAAAAATGATTCTGTCGCCATTTTTTATTTTCCTTATGTTACGTCTGCTATTGTATCGCCAAACACGAAATAGTCGTATGACCATGTGACAGTAAATTCTTCAATTGTGTCTGTTGAATCGTAAGACAAGTCAATAGTGCTGATATCGCTTGGCCAGCAATTCTTTAATGAGTACACATAAGTTGCATTCTGTCCAGCATTGTCTAGTTGCTCAATTGTGATTGTGTTAAAATCTGCTTCCGAAGTGCCAGAAAGTGTTTTGCCTTCACTACTATTATAGTTAGTTGGTGCATAAAGTCTTTGCAAGTCTTCTAACGCTTCTCTGATTTTTTGATTTTGGTCATTCAATACAGTAGTCGTCCAGTCTGCAAATGTTCTATCTCCAGCAATCTTGTAACGGCGCCCTGCCATGAACGGCACTTCAATCAGACCCACAGTTGAGCCTGGAAGTTGTGCCGCTTTACATAGATAGCTGAAGTTTTCTTCTTCTCCACCCAAAGCCGCTGTAGGTAATGTTACTCTAAAAAGATTTGAACGGGCACCCGTTTTGAGTGCCGCTGTCAAATTAGAGAGTGTTGTAATTGCCATATAATTCTCCTTTATCTATTCTGTATTATTTATGCGGCAATTTCAGAGAATGTGGCGTTACCTCTTACAGAAACAAAGTTGAGTTGGATGAAGTTTACAGAACGAATTGGTTGTACGAAAATATCGCAAACAAATTCATTAGCATTTACAACATCTTCTGGATTGTTACGCTCATCGCAAACAACTCTGAATGCTGTGATACCACGGCGTGCTTGAACACTACGTAAGTATGGAACGATCAAGTTAACAAAACCTGCTCTTGTTGTTGCATCATTTTGGTCAAACAATACATTGTCGGCAGCCGCACCAATTGTGTTTTGAAGTTCAATGAACAACTTACGAACGTTAACACGATTCATTGAAGTATTCTTCAATGTAAATGTCTTGTCGCCAAACAATACTGTACCACGACCAACTTGTGTGAATATTGGATTGATTGCGTACTTGTACAATGTGTCTCTATCAGCTTGTTTTGGATTAAAAGCAAGTCTGACTAAGTTTTGAATACGACCATTTGTAAAGCCTGCTGGTGACAACCATGGCTCACGTGATGTATCGTTACGTGCAATACAACCTGCTGTATCAGCATTCAATGGTACATAAACGTATGTGTCATTGTATTTGTCGTATTGATATTTCCATCCGCTATCTGCAATAACGTATGTAGAACGTGTAACTGTATCTGCCCATGTTGCAATAGAAGATGTTTCTGAACCTGCATTGTTAACAACTGATGCACGTGTTGGTGAAATTGTCACAACAACGTCTTTTCTAACTTCAGCAACGTCTGCTGTAATTCTGTTGATTACAGTTGCAGTAGATTGACCAGCAACAATGATAGAAACTGGAACTTCTTGCTTGTTAGCTAGTAAACCATAAGCAGTAGAACGATCACCATCAGTAATTGCACCACCATCAGCACCACCAGCTAAAGAATAATTTCTTGGGCGTGTTACTGCTGTGTATGTTACTGCTGAACCAGAAGTAATGAATTCATTACCCCAATTTGTTCCTGCTGTGTCGTGATCTGTCCACCAAATGTAGTTAGAACGATCATTGATAGTATTCTTGTAGAAGTTTGATCCACCAGATTCGCCTTTAGCATTAGATGCTTTAGACAAGTAGCCATATTTCTCAAGAACTGTACCTGCAACGCCTGTAATGTCACCATCTTGATCGACAACAACAACGTGTAATTCGTCATTTGAAGCACCAGCGCCAGAAGCGGCAGTTGATGTTCCTGGTGCAGAATCAAACTCGCTGAAATATTCCCAACGGCGTGTGAATCCTGTATTTGCAGAGCCAGTCAAGTGTGCTTCAGCAAGTGTTAATGCTGTGTTGCTTGCAATAGATGCAACTTTGATAGAACGACCATTGATAACTAATACGTCACCAACTGTCAATTCTGTTTGGAATGTTGTGTTTGTTCCAGTAACTGAAGTAGAACCAGCAGTAACTGCAACACCACCTGCTGGTGTAGACTGCCATGCGGCGCTAGATGGGCAAAGAGAAACTTTTAATGAGTTACCCAAAGCACCAGCGTAACGAGCCGCCCATGGTCCATTGTCAAAAGATGCGGCATTTAAATATGCATCATCATTTGCAATTAATAGACCAGTACCAGATGTTCCAGAACCTGTTGTTGCTTCTGATGTAGCGTTCAATGCTGTGTTAGCGGCACGAACAACAAACAATGGGCTAGAATAACCCAAATAGTTTGCGGCTGAAAGAAAGTCAACAATGTTTGTTGCATTTGGCTTACCAAATTGAATTGCCAATTCTGTTTCTGATGTGATTAGTGTTGGATCGTTGATTGGTCCCCAACGGAACTGACCAGCAATGGCACCTGCTGTTGTAGAGACTGCTTGAGAAGAAGATACCAAATCTTGTTCGGTGATCTTAACTCCTGGTGAAATTAGACTTATAGCCATTGAATTCTCCTTGTTTATAATGATGTGTTTGTTAGGTTTGCTTTAATTTATTTATAAAAAATCTGTTTTGTGACTTTCATTGTACCAAACCTGTCCGGACGAATCAACGAATTTTTCGTCTTCTTCGCCATTATTTATGAAACCAAATGGAGTCACCTCATCTTCAATCATTTTAATTCTAGCTTCATACAATTCTTTTCTGATATTAACGTTTGTTAACTCTTTGAAATATGGATTTGTAGTGAGCCAAGAGAACAATACTAAAGGCATTACTAAGTCATCGTGATAACCCTCATCGGCACCATAACTATTTCTTCTTTGAATGAATGTTGATATCTCAGAGATAGTGTCTGCATCACGAATCAGTAGTTTTTTCTCTTCAACCATAGACTTGAAGTTAGAACAACCAATTCGCTTGACTTTTTTGTCTGTGACAACACCAAGCTGAGACTTACCTCCACCAAAGCCTCCAGAAACCACCTGTCCTTGCGTGGTTCTATTGACAAATATGATGTTCTCATACTCATATTCGCCATACAAAATGTCTGCAACTTGTTCAGAAGTGTTTACTTCAACAAGCACATACGCTTCATTGTATTCTTTTCCTACTTTGTAGATGATAGAAGGATATAAAAGTGGACTAATCATATTGTCACGATATTTACCCACTTGTTTGTAAGGCATTGACGTAACGTCAACGATTGTAAATGCAGAATAGTCTTCACCAACGCCCTTTGCAGTATCTGCAACAATAACATATGTGTGATCTTTTTCTGCTTTCTCGAAAATGTCTAGTCCATCTTTTTTGTAGATAGTTGGGCTTGGTGATAATTGTGCGATAGCATCTGAAGCAATCAAAGTCAAACTAGAACCCAAGAAATTGCACAAAATCTCTTGATTGTATTTCAATTCACCAAGCAATTTGCGCTGTGTTTCAGCCCATGCTTCGTCACGTCCAGGAATTTCCCAGTATGGAATGAACAAAGGAACGAATCCATTACGCCCATTCTCAGCATCATTCCAGAATTTCCAGAAATGATTGTATCCGAGTGGTGTAGAAGACAATAAAATCTTTGTTGTTTCACCAGCAGAGATAGTTGGGTAGACAGAAGCAAAGAATTGATCTGCAATGTTGTTTGGAATGATAGCTGTTTCGTCAACGTACAATAAGTTAACAGACTTACCACGAATACCTGATGCGCTTGTTGCGGCTGTGAACACAATTGACCCGTTTTCTAGTGCAATGTCACCTTTGTTCCATGTTGTCACACCTTGTTGAAGCCATGATGGAAGATTTTCAAACATGACTTGATATCTATACAAAACTTCACGTGCCGCAGGTGCTTTGTTTGCTAGAATTGCAACTGTTTTGCTCTCTTGGAACAATGTGTACCATAGAATATATGCGGCTGAGGTTGTAGTTTTACCTTGCTGACGACCCTCCATAAGAATAACTTTACGATTCTCATGGATAATTTTAACTTTATTTCTTTGACAGTCGTACAACTTGAAAGGTTGAAGCCCGTGATCCAATGTGACAATTTTACAATATGACTCAATGAAATAAACTGGATCTTCAGCGCATTTTAAGTACTCTTCAACTTGCTCTTTAGTAAAATTAAGAGGTACGTTTGCGGCTTTAAGGTTTGCATTACCTAGATATGATTTTACGCTCATTTTTTGCTGATTAGTT